GTGTTATCCAATGTTGTGTATCTTCTCCAGACCAATATTTTGTCATACTCTAAAACTTTCACCACACCCGCACCGATCACGTTCATTTGGATTGCGAAACTCAAAACCTTCATTAAGCCCGTTTCGAACCCAATCAACAATAAGTCCATCTAGGTATACAAGTGATTTTGCATCGACCAGTACTGCAAAATCTGGCTGTGCAAAGTTAGTAACTCCTTCTTCTGAAGAGTAACTATCAACATATTCTAACGTGTAAGCAAGTCCGCTACAGCCTGTAGTTTTTACACCCAAGCGTATACCAACACCTTGGCCACGTTTAACCAAAAGTTGTTTGACTTTCTTACTGGCTGTGTCGGTTACGGTAATCATCCACAGCCGCCTTGATAGCATCTTCTGCTAGAATGGAACAATGTATCTTTACGGGAGGTAATGCTAATTCTTCGGCAATTTGGGAGTTTTTGATTGATCCGGCTTCGTCAAGGGTTTTTCCTTTGACCCATTCAGTAACCAAACTCGAGCTCGCGATCGCTGATCCGCAACCATACGTTTTAAATTTTGCATCTGTAATAATACCTGTATCATGATCTACCTTTATTTGTAGTTTCATGACATCGCCACAAGCAGGGGCACCAACCATACCAGTACCCACAGCGGGATCATCTTTAGCAAATGAACCTACATTGCGTGGATTTTCATAATGGTCAATGACCTTGTCGCTGTATGCCATATGATATTTATGCTATTATTTTGCTGCTTTTGCTTCGGCTCTTGCGTTCTTAACTGCGGTAACATCGTTACGAGTTTCTTTGCAAAGTTTTGCCAAATCTTGACAATGCTTGCGAACACGGGTGCCGGCAGCGCCAACTTCTTTGTCATAAAACTTTTCAAAGTCTGCTGTCATTGCTTCTACGATTGCTGTAAATTCTGCGTGTTTGTTTGTAGCCATGTTATGGTCTCCTTGTTTGTTATATTAGTTATTACCAGTGACGTATTGTGTTTGCAATTATGAAACAACATGTTATCACGTGTATAATAACCCAGAATGTCTTTAAAAACAACGCTATACGTGCTTCTCTTAAAGTAAGTATAGGTATATCAGGACGATCTTCGTCTGTTTGGCCCATTAAATGGCCTGTGGCTCTTGCCCAAATTTTTTCTAAACTGTTCATGTTAGGTCAAGTTGTTGCTGTAACCACTTATTTCTAAATTACCAGCCAAGATGATTCGTTCGTCCTGGCTTTTATTTTCTGGTACACTATGGCTCATCCAACCAGGGAACATGATTAAATCGCCTGCCTTGGGAGTGATAGCATAATCAATATTGTCAAATACAATATCAGCAGATCCTTCCGGAACTTGTAAGTAGTAGCACCAACTTAATTGTTGAGGTTCATGCACGTGACTTATGCAATATTCGCCGTGTTTGTATATAGATCCCCATATATCGGTTATCATATAATACATGCTGATATTGTTGAACGACAAGGGATCGCGTTGAATTAAATGCGTCATACTGTTATAAAATGAACGATTTAAGAAATTAAAAAACTGTGCATACGGCTCGTCGTTATGCGGCATTTCAAGATGATAATTTGTAGTGTAAGCCTTGACATTGGTTGTATTGCTATTTGTTCCACCCTCTTGTTTAATAACATCGATGATTGCGGCATTTGTTTGCTCACTGTTATCTAAATGATATACATTGATAAAACGTTCCACGGGAAAAGATAATGTGGTCATTTAAAGTCAACTCTTCCTAATTCAATGTTTAAATTAAGTTGTTGCTCTAACCAAGGCTTACAGTTAGTCCATGTTGTGAAAATGTGTGCCACTCCGCCAGCAGCCTCCCATTCTTGACAGTTACTGTGTCTGTCATCGATCAGTATGTCGCCAGGCGTTTTACAATGACGCCACTTGTCAAAACTGTATGGTCCGATGGTAACTGGCACTCCTGGGAAGTGATCGTTAGCCCACCATACTTTGTCACTCACAGCCAAAGGCATTGAGTAGTCATGTGGCAATGCTGTGAGAAAACGCAGATGGTATTGGGGATTGCGACTAATATAGTCTTTGCACATTTCAACCATTTCATGTGCGCCCTCCATTACTGGCAAGTGGCGATAGAAGCGCATGTCATTTTTAACACTGTCCCAGTCGCGCTGCGGAATACGTTCGCCGTTTTTATCCCATCGTTTTTTAAGAGCCTGTTGTGCATGAGCATGCCAGTCTGCAACAACCTCATCCATGTCTAAGTAAATGTTCATGCGTGTATTATATACTAAAATAAAACTATGTCAACCGCCAGCAAACACAGTAGACGAGCCGGAAGTTATAGCACCAGCATCGGCCGAATCGCCGATTCGAGCAATAGGTTTGCCATTAACAAACACACTGCCCGATCCTGAGTTAACCGCAGCAGTATGAGTAATTGAACAACCCCTACCAGTTAACCTGTGAACTACCGTAGGGTCGCCTTGACGCTCTACACCTAACCCGTCGACAAATACATCACCCGATGGTCCTGTGAGTGTAGTGGTTCCGTCACATCCGTGACCTGTAGAGATTGAATCTCCAATTCTTGCTATTGCTGGCATGATATTATCCTGTTACAATACTGCCCGCTGATATAGGTTGTATACCAGTGGTTTGAAATGTATATTGATCTGCTACTTCTTTGGCTGTTTCGCCCTTGGTCATAACCAGTTGTTTGTTGATGCCGTAATTTTTATCCGGATCCGTAGTCATCATCAACGGTGCAAAAGCAGGGCCTTTGGAAGTCATGGCCAACATCAACGGTTTACTCAATACCAATTCCGACATGTCCTCACTGACATATTTTCCGATTATTTCTTCGCCTGATGTGATCTTGAGTGATATGATATCACCAACTGCAAATTTTGATTTTTCAAATAACATTAAATTTCTCCGTCTCCGTATCCTAATATAGTGTCACGCTCTAATAATTTTTTAAGATCATTAAAACCTCCAATGACATCGCCATTGATCATGATTTGTGGCAATGTTCTAGCAGAAGGAATATGTTCTAATAACTCTTCTTTAGTCCATCCGTCGCCTATTTTACGCTCTTCAAATTTGATATTTTTTTGTTGTAACAACGCTTTGGCTTGATCACAATACGGGCAATGATATTTGCTCCAAACAACAACTTTCATTTCAATTTCCTTCTTCAATTTCTACAATAATATGTTCGCCGACCAGTTCTTGAACTATTGCTTCTAAGTTTGCAGCCACATCGCTGTTTACAATCTGTAAACTTTCTGCATCTTTGTCGCGAACAAGTTTACTCATTTTTATCACTAATACTTCTGTGTGTACCTTTGCCATATTTTTCCTTATAATGAGGGTAATTCTTCGTAGTCTACATTGTCACTCATAACGCCAATCACATAATTGGTTGACTCGTTTTCTTGCAGTGCAGTTTGTTTCTTGCTGGTATCCACATGTTTATTAAACCATGGTATTGGTGTAGTCTTAGGGGACGCATTCCAATATTTAATACCAATGTCTTTCAACGCTGACACTGCTGTATAATCTACAAAGTCTTTCAGTATGTTGGCATTTAGACCAATCACTGGTCCTTTTTGGAATAGATAGTCTGCCCACGCTTTTTCTTCTTGTATAACGCCTTTGTACAATTCAATCACTTCTTGCTCGCACTCGCGGGCCGCCACTACAAATCGAGGATCTTCTTTTACTACCTGATTGATCAAATAGGCAGTCCAGCCTTTGTGTAGCAGTTCGTCTTGTAGGATTAGGCTGATGATGTTACCGTTGCCAATAAAAATCTTGTTTTCTACCATTGCCAAACTTGTGGCAAACGACACCATGAAGCGGAATGCTTCTAATGCATAACTGGCATTGAGTGCTAGCCAAATTGCTCGAATGTGTTCGTGTTCAGTGACCTCTTCTCCAAGTTCTTTTCGACAGTTGATACGATGCAGTGCATCGTAGTATAAACCCACACTTGATGCCATCTCAACAATTTCTTTAGTGTCGTGAATGGTGTTGAACACATCCTTAGGTACGTTGTAGATGTTACGGATAATATGGCTGTAACTCTTTGAGTGGATGTTGGTTTCAAAGAAACCCCAGTTGTACATCAGTGCCTCCACTTCGGGCAATGAACATACCGGAGTAAACACCTGTGTTGGTCCACGACCTTGCAAACTGTCAAGTGCTGTTTGACGTAATAGGTTACTGGTAAAGATATGTTTGACTGCCTCGCTGGCATCTTTAAAATCATTAGCATCTTTAGTAAGACTGATCTCTTCTGGTTGCCAAAAGAA